CAATACTCCAAGTTTGAAGATTTGCCCCTCATGGACGGTGGATGTGACACCTACGCTTCTATTTACCCCCAATTTTCTAAATTTGCTCAAAAGATTACAGTAGAAGAACTTGTTAAAAAGCTGTCTAGTTTTGATTGCCGAGACCTGGTTATTACCGGTGGAGAGCCACTGTTACCGGGGAATCAACGTAGGTTAGTAGAGCTACTTACTAACTTTGAGTTTAGCAGCTTACCTTTTGATGTAATTACGTTTGAAACGAATGGTACGCAAGAACTAATTCCTGAGATGGTAAAAGCAGTGGAGGACACAGGATTTACATACTTATTTTCTGTTTCTCCAAAATTGTCTAATTCAGGTGAAACAGAAGAAGCAAGAAAAGTAAGACTACAGTTAGATTTTAAGCAGGAACCGGAATGTTCAAATACTCAATACCTTAAGTTTGTTATAGCAACAAGAAAGGATGCGGAGGAAGCATTGCAGCTAGCCATGGAACTAGGAGCTACTCCTTTGAGTATTTATTTTATGCCGATGGGTGGAATTGTATCCACCTATGAATTACACAAAACTGCTGTAGCTAACTTGGCTTTGGAGTATGGAGTTAGGTACTCTGATAGATTGCAAGTTCCACTATTTAAGAACGATTGGGGCACCTAATATGAAAACACAAAAATTTAGTCACAGAGAATTAGTAAAGTCCAAGTTAGAGCAATTAGGTCGAGTTGATACCGCTTTAGCCAAATCTTTAGGAATTTCAAGGCTACCTGTTCAGATTGAAAGGTTAAGAAAACAAGGTATGAAAATTAACTTGATCCGTGAGTATACAGGGTCAATGTACTATATGTTAGAAAACTATACGCTCAAAAAAGGTGCTCAAAATGACTTACAGTGAAAATAACAAGTACATAGATGTTCTGAATTCCTACATTAAGGAAGACACTGCATTAGTTAATTACTATAATAAAACTTTGAAGTTGCCTTCTGGAGAAATAGGAAATAGATTACTTTTAGTGGAAACTAGACTACTTAATTTGTCAAAACTTGTTTGTGAGCTTATTACAGAGCTAGGAACAAATAAACAGTTACCAAAATACTACTGAGGAATAAAAGTGGCTAATACTGACGAAGCATTAGGAGCGGAAATAGGAACAATTTTAAGAAACAAGGGAATAGAAACTCCCATGTTTGGATCGAACTACCTGGACAACTTTTCAAAAATAGAAACACTGGCTCCATTAGTTGAGTCCATTCTAACAATTCTTGGAATGGACTTGAAAGATGATTCTCTTAGGGATACGCCAAAACGTGTTTCTAAGATGTTTATTGAAGAATTGTTCTATGGGCTTGACTACAGCAACTTTCCGGCATGTACAGCCGTGGATAATAAGATGCACTATGACGAAATGCTACTTGAGGGAGGTATAACGGTAAACTCTCAGTGTGAGCACCACCTTGTACCGTTCAAAGGACATGCGTACGTTGCATATTTACCAGCCAATAAAGTATTGGGGTTATCCAAGTTTAACCGAATAGTAGATTTCTTTAGCAGAAGGCCACAAGTTCAGGAGAGGCTAACAGTACAGATTGGTACCTCCATACAGCATATTGTAGAAACGCCAAATGTTGCGGTTGTACTAGAATGTTCTCATTTTTGTGTTCAATGCCGTGGAGTAAAAGATTCTGATAGTTGGACTGCAACGTCAATGCTCGGGGGTATTTTTAAGGAACAAGCGGTTAGAGTTGAGTTGTTTTCTCTAATAAACGGTAGACGAGGGAGGCATTAGTAATCCATGTCAATGACTTTAGACGATATTATTAAAAAATGCAAACCATTACAAAAGGATCTTGCTCTGTATGTAAAATTTAGGTCTATAAAAACAGGGAAGCAAGATGACGTGTATCCATTTATTGCTGCAAAAGCTTATTCAACTAAGCGTAGATTACCGGACGGACGTATGGTAACCAATGTAAATCCGGAAACTTACATTGCAGTAATTATGGTTATTGACAATAAAAAACACGTCAAGGTATCCTGTAGCTGTCCTTCCTTCAACTATGGAGGTTTTGAGTATTCTTTAGCTAAAAAAGGGGCTGCAGATATACAATATGGAGACGGGTCTGCACCGGATATAAAAAATCCAAAAAGAATTCCAGGAATGTGCAAGCACCTTGTTGCTTTAAGAAGTTATGTTAAGACAAAGTACAAGTTCTAATGGCAAAAACTTACCGTAAAAGTGAATCCTTTGAAGTTCTAAAAACAGTAAAAGACTACAAAGATAATCTCACAACTTACCAATGGCTTAATACTCTTGATTTCTTTATTGAGGAGGCCGTTAAACCTTTGGCGTTCGCGCTACCTACACTCACAAAAAACTTTTTAGCATTAGTTGCTGCTAAACAGGTCATAAATTCCCATACTCGTTATTGCCGAGGAGAAAAACAATCGTTAGTAATAAACATTTTTAATTTCCTGTGTACGGAAAAAGTAGAGTACCTAAGTGCAATAACTGTAAATAGGGGGATATGGTTTGGATTCTTTTCCTTAGCCCAGGGAACAGTAGAACCCTATATGTCAGTTATGAGTAATCCAGCCCAGTACTCCCAGTACCTAGTAGCCAAGGATTGGGAGCAAAAAAGACCTATTTGGCAATTCATTAAACAATCACAATACTGGCAGGACAAGGCATCATGGTTCAAGTCAATAATAGTTCAAAAATTTACAAGGTTGGCGTTAAACCGAGCAAAAGCATCGTATACTGCAATCGGTCATATAGTTGACTTAGATGATATTATCTCAGTTAATTTGCAATTTGTAAATAAAGCAGTAGAGAGGTGTGATACAAACAAGGGTACGTTAGCCACCTTTGTAAACACTTGGTTGTACTCTGCCAATGCAGAAGTTAAAAAGTTAATTTCAAAGAATGAAATGTCTTTGAATGACGAATTGTTAGTTGCGGATCAATCTGTCTCATGGGAAATGGAACGCTCTATGTCTGCAATAGCTAAAGAAGTAGACAAAGAAGGGTATGTTAGAGCCGTTCTTGGCATACCTGAGTATTTTACAGCAGTAGATTACCAAGTGCTTCAAAAAGCAGCAAAAGTAAGTTAAATTTAAGGAGAAATAAGAATGTCAATAGATTTAGAAGACACAAAAACTGGTGGATTTTCGGACTCACCAAAAATTCCAAGTATTGAAAAAGTATTACCGGTAGTTAAATGGAAAGCTGGAAAATATACCAAAATTCGTTTAATTGGTAAAGTTACTCCAACTGCCAAGTTTTGGGTTAAAGTTAAAAAGAAGGATGGGGGCATAACTAAATTTCCTGCCCCTTGCATTTCTTACGACCCATTAACTCAGGAACACGATGAGACAATAAAAGATCCTTGGTGGGAATATTATAAGCAGGAACGAGCTGCAATTAAAGACGGCTCGTTGGACAAAGAGGATGCTTTAGTACAGTACTCAACTGATTGTTATTGTAACGTAATAGTTAGAAGTAAGCAGCAAAAGGGTGGGGATTTTGAAACTCGCACTAAAGCAGAAGCAAGGACAGGATTCAAAGATCCGGAATCTGAGTCTGATACTCCTGTAGAAGTTGCACGTTTTACTTCCTCTGTTTTACGTAAAATAAAGGAGAAGAAAGAGCTAAATGAGGTAGAAACAAAAGAAGGTGTTACGTGTTACCCCTGCAATGACCCTCGTTATGGTTTTGATATTCTTGTTAAGTATAATGAGAATTCTGCGTCACCAAGCGAAACCTATTCGGTAGAGAAGGGTGAAGGTAGAACAAAACTTACTGAGGAAGAGAAGCTGTATCTTGTGTATGACATTGACAGTGTTGCAAAACTTCCTGAAAATGTTACAGAAGAATCAGTTATTAGTGATTTTAATTCATGGAGAGAAAGAATGGGAATTAAGAAACCTAGCAAAACAACTGTTTCAAAGAAAGGCAAAGGGCGTACAGAAGAAGACGAAGATGAGGATGACTTGGAAGAGGAAGAGGAGGATGAAGCGCCTAAATCCAAGGCAAAGAAACCCGTCAAGAAGTCTAAGAAAGTTGAGGACGATGATGACGAGGATTTTGATGACGAAGATGAAGAGGACGAAGCTCCCAAATCTAAATCAAAAAAGGCAGTGAAAAAGTCTAAAGTCGAAGATGAAGACGATGATGAAGACGATGATGAAGATGATGACTTCGGCGACGATAACGAAGACGAGGAAGAGTCCCCTAAATCTAAAAAGTCAGTTAAAAAGCCTGTCAAGAAGTCTAAGAAAGTAGAAGATGACGAAGACGAGGATTTTGATGACGACAGTGATGAGGATGAGGATGAAGACGACGAACCCAAGTCAAAGAAACCTGTCAAAAAGTCAAAGAAGGTAGAAGATGAGGACGATGATGATGACGACTTTGGTGACGATGACGATGACGATGAAGATGAAGATGAAGCTCCCAAGTCTAAGTCAAAGAAACCTGTAAAGAAATCAAAGAAAGTAGAAGATGACGACTTTGATGATGACAGTGACGACGATGACGGTGACGACGAGGATGATTCCCCCAAGTCAAAAAAATCTGTCAAAAAGCCAGCTAAGAAGCCTGTCAAGAAGTCAAAGAAGGTAGAAGATGATGACGATGATGATTTTTGATCTTTAGATTGTAAATTATGGGTACTCAGCTACCTTAGTGAGTTCCCAATTTTCCTTTTTAAGAGAAAAACCAATGGCAAAAAGAAAAGAAGAACAGGAACAGTTTGATATTAGATTAGCGCTTTCAGACTCAGTTGATGATGTTTCAAGAAGGCTAAGTTATGAGGAATCCTCTCTAGAGGCGGTGCCTCCCATGAGTACAGGTATGCTGGCAATGGACTTGGTTTATGGTGGTGGGTTACGTCCAGGTATGCTTACACACGCAGGGGAAGAACAAACTGCTAAGACTACTGCGCAACTTACAATCATGGCTTCGGCGATTAAGCATGACATACCTTTAATTGCTTTTTCTGACTATGAAGGGAGCACTCGTTCAAGCAAAAATTATGTCCATGAGATTCTAAAAAATGTTGGTGTTAAAATGAACATGGACGAAGTATTTGGTAAAAAAGACGACCAGGGTAAGTGGGTTGTAACTCCAAGGGTTCGTTATAGAGCTGAAGCAATTTTAGAAAAATTTTACGATTGGCTGCACTCTATACTACAAATTCTGCCGGATAAACGGTTGGTTGGAAAAAATTGGTGGCTAATCTACGAGGATACCAAAGAAAACAAAGCAAAGTATGGGGAGTTTAGTGACCCATCCATGCCAAAAAAGTATGGTAAAGGTATATGGATTCCAGCACAAGATTCTAAACTACAGGCAGTAATTTGTGTGGATAGCTATGCGGCCATGAACCCCTTAGCCCAAGATGAAGACGAATCCTCCAATGCTTTAGCTGTTGCTGCAAGAGCCTTTGCTAAACAATTACCTAGAGTTAAAGGGAGAATGCTTCAAAAAATGGTAGCAGTCATAGGCACTAACTTGTTAGGTGATATTCCTATGGCTATGTATGGCCCTACTCAAAACGAAAAAGGAGGTAAAGCCCTAAAGGGATTTTCTGATGTACGAGTTTGGTTTACAAAAAGATCCTTATCCGCTCCACCTTTCAATCCAAAACCGGGTAAGAAAATATCCAGTGAGATTGAAGCTTCTGTAACTGGAGAAGGAACTGATAGGTATAGGTACATTCATATAAAGGCGGTCAAGAATAAGCTATCTATGCCAAACAGAGAAGCGTACCTTAGAATATGGGAAGAGGATGGAGAGGGAGTAGCCCGTGGATTAGACCCAGTATTTGATACTATATTTTACCTACGGGAAACAGGGCAATTAACCGGTAAGCGTTCCAAGTTCGAGCTGAACCTAGATGGAATTCCAACAAAGAAGTTCGTTACTTGGGAGCAGTTAAAAGGGTGGATACTAAAGGACAAAGCGTACAAAGTTGCTCTTTGTAAGCACCTTGGTATTAAAAAGCCTTTTGACATTCGTATATTTTGCTTTAGGCAAATGGAAAAAGGAATTGGAGAAAAGTTATACATTGCTGCCAATATTGACAAGCATTCAATCAAAAAAGGTGAAGAAGATGACGAATAACCCTTCAAAGGAAGCAGTAGGCGTTCTAATACCGTGCTCCACTTTACTTTCAGTACTTCATGTAGATTGGCAAAATGAACTACCTCAAGATAGAGCGGGGTATAAACTATTCAAGGAAAATCTTTTATCCTATGTACTATATTCAACTTCCTGCAAGTTGTTTGATAAAGATGGAAACGAATTCAATGTACGGGAAGACCAGTGGCTACAAGTTATTAGAGGTGAGTACAAAGTCCTAAGTAGGTTAGATAAGATTAAAAAATACGGAGACTTTTCTTCTGCTCGACTTGTGTACTATAATGAGGAAGATAATGAATCTTTTATCCTTAAAGAAGGAGATGAAAAGAATGGTACTCAACATTTACTCTAAATCTGGAGAAATTCCTACCTACGCTCATGCAACTGATTCTGGAATGGACTTAAAAGCCTTTTCCAGTACTGAAAACTCATGGACTATTCACCCTAACCAAGTAACTATAATTCCAACTGGAGTTTTTATTGCATTACCTCCAGGCTACGAAGCTCAAATTAGGTCTAGATCAGGACTTGCTGCAAAGTATGGAGTATTTGTTGTAAACAGTCCTGGTACAATAGACGAAGGGTACAGAGGGGAACTACAAGTCATACTGACTAAGGTAGGTAATGCAAACTTTGAGGAAGAGTATGTAGTGAATACCGGAGATAAAATTGCTCAATTAGTAATTGCTCCTGTCTCTAAACTTGGAGTAGTCCTTATGAAAAACCAGCACGAGTTTGAAAAACTACCTCAAACAACAAGAATGGCTGGTGGATTAGGTTCTACTGGAAGATGAAACTATGGACCTTAATTTAACATACGCGACTGCTGCAAATAGTAGCGTTGTTCCTACTCCAAGCACGCCTTCTCTAGAAAGGATAGCTAAACGTAAAAACAGAACTTCTAGATTTTGGGATACAGTTGATTACTGGGAGCCTAATAAAGAAATTTCAAAAAAGGCTGCGCTCATTACTATTGACAAGTTAGTTGTCGATTTGTTACCCAAGTATAAGGGAATTACAAAACTAGCTAAGGATAATTCCCTTGTTATTACGAATTTTATCTTAACGGAGCTTGCACCTTTAACTTTAGCAATTAGCCCAGCAGTAACTCAGTGCAAAGAAATTCTTAACCGTACTCTTAAAACAGACGAGGATAACTCTCCTTCCCTTGATACCTCCGTTTTAGATCAAGTATACTTCATGTCGAACGAAGCAGTTAAAATTCGTTTAAGAAGGTTTATTGCTAAGTTGTATTCTCTTAAAGAGTTTGACTTGGTTAAAGAACCTGACGTACTTGATAAACTTTCAAGGTCAATAAGTAAACCAATAGTTGAGGCTATTACAAATAAAACCTCAGGTAAAAATGAACTCAAAGAAGCATTAGATCATTTAGAAAAAATGCAAGGAGTAAACAAACAGAGGAAGACTCATGCTAGGTAAACAAAGAGATAAAAAACTAAAGGGCAAATCTGACTCCAGATTGGCCCTTTTCTCCTTTATTGACTCAGAAGCTCTACAGCCTCATGTTGAAGAAAAAAGTAGAGATTTACCCAAACTTGTTAAAAACAACGAAAATTTTGATGTTCGCGCCTACATGGATAGTCTAGTAGACGAGAATACAGGTATAATTCGTGACTTAAAAATTGACGATAGAGATTTCCCTTCTGCTAAAAACTTTTTTGACTACTCAACTACCATAATTGGGAATGATGCTAACCCTCCTTGGATTGCACAGATGTGGATGTGCGTATTTGCCCTGGGAGAAGTATGCCCAATCTGCAGCTCCAAAAAATGGTCTAACTTTAGATACATTATAGAGGAAGTAGGTAAACACGTTCCAGCAGAAGCATTAAAAGAACACCTTGTATTCTTGGAGTATGGAATATGTCCTAAGTGCAAAACACATAAGTGGGAACTCATTAAAAACCACGGACTTAAAAACTATGCTGAATTAGTAGCTGTGTTTGGTCAACGGTCAGGTAAGAGTAGCAGTCTTGCGTTAATGTCGACCTACATAACTCATAGATACCTTAAACTACCTCCACTCGGCACCCTAACTAAAGCAATACAGAGGTCTACTCCAATTACTTCCACATTTGTCTCCCTTAATTTTGCTAAGGCGTATAAGCTTTTGTGGACACCTTATTTACGCATATTGCAGGATTCAAAATGGTGGAATGACTACCATGAATTTCTAAAATACACTTCAAATAGATTAGGAGTTGAGCTAATAAAGGATAAGGATGTATTTTTGAAATACTTACACCGCAACATGGAATTATACCCAGCTGGGCCTAAAGGCGAAACTCTCCGTGGAGAAACTAGATTTCAGGCTTCAATAGATGAGTTGGCGTTGTTTCCTCAACCTGCGGGAGATTCAGAAGAAGATGAGGATACAGATAGAGCCAATGCTGATAAAACTCATACATCCTTAAGTACAAGTCTATCTACTATTCAAGGAGTACACTTAGAACTGTTAAAAAGACACATTGATATTCCTCCTGCTCTCATGTGCGGAATATCTTCTCCCATGGCTGAAAGAGATAAAGTGTGGAGATTGTTTCAAGATTCACAAACTATTGAAGGTTCAAAAACCATACTTGGAGTAAATGCTGCAACTTGGGAAATTAACCCAAACATGGATAGAGAAACATCTCCCATGATAATAAACGCATTTAGACGAAACTCAGTCAATGCAATGCGAGACTATGGTGCAGTCCCTCCAAAAGTAAACTCTCCGTTTTTAAGCCCAACTAACTTTCCTTACAAACTGTGGACACAACCTCCAACGCACGAGTTAATTCCCATGCTCGATGAGCCTGGAGTAACTTATGCGAAAGTCCGTAAACTCAATAATGTTTCTTTTCCATCCGTACTTTGTTTAGACGCAGGCAGAACAAACAACTCTTTTGCAGTTGTAGCTGGTCACTTTGATTTGCATGCTCAAAAGGTCGTTGTAACAACTCTATTAGAGATAAAACCAGTAGAAGGTCGTCCAATTGACTTTAATTTGGTCTATAAGAATGTTATACTTCCAATAGCTAAAGATGTCCATGCTACTGCTTGTTTTGCTGACCAATGGCAGGGTGTAGAATTGTTAGATAGACTAAAAGATGATATGGGTAAGTATGGAAATGGAAAACCTAAGTGTGGTGTACGAACTTACTCTCCAAAGAGGTTTGACTTTGATACTTTAACAAGTTTACTGACTAACAGCAACATAAGACTACCCTTCATTAAAAAGGAAGTATACGACGAGACAATACAGTCATTGCACAATATAAAAGTGGAGACAGCATTTCCTTCTCAGCATCTATTACTGCAAATGCTAACTATTCGGGATGTAGGTGATACACGTTGCCCAGAAAAAGGTGTTGGTTATACGGATGACTTGTACCGAGCACTTGTGCTGCTAACCCGTATATTTGATGAAAAAGTAATGGAACGTTTGAAGACAATTAAAGTAGAATCAACAAGTAATGAGCAGTTAACAGTAAAGCCTATCTATGTTTCTCGTGGTGGATTATAAATTTGAGAACAATTTTAGGTTGAGAGGATTTAACTCATGAAAAGAGAAACTTACAACTCAACCTATTACAAACTTCGTAACTCCATTACTAAAAGAGATAAAAACTGTGTTCAATGCGGTGAGAAAGCGAACCACAGGCATCACATCATACCCTTATCACGTGGCGGTACTAACTCTATGGCAAACTTGATGTTCTTGTGTGAAACTTGCCACCAATCTAAACATAGACACAAGTTTACTAATAAGCGAAAGGTAAAGGCATGTTAGTATTAGGATTAGATCCAGGAACTAAGAACTTTGGTTTTTCCTTAGTTGAGTTTAAAGGAAAGCCAAATGTGGTTACTACTGGAATGCTCAATTATCCAATTTCTGACTTGGTAAATTACCAAGAAGGTAAGGAGCTGTTTAAGAAAGAGGTAAAAGCCCTAAGTAAAAATTCAAGTTTAATTGCTGTTGAGCGGTTTCAATCTCGAGGTGGTAAAGCTGGAAAAACTATTGAGTGTGTTAACATAATGATAGGTTTATTGGATCAGTGCAATAAACCTTTATCCATGTTTTTACCTGCTACTTGGAAAATGGACTTTACTCGAAGGTTTGGATTCAAGGTTGTAGAAACTTATTCGCATTTTGATTGCAAAAATCACGAAGTTGATGCCTCACTAATTGCAATCTATGCTTACTCCAAGTTTGTTAAACCGATAGAGTACAACTGGAAGAAAATTTAATTAAACATGGGGATTGAAAATGGGGATTGAAAATGGCTAATGCAACATTACTTCCAATAGACTTTATTACCGCAGGAATTTCACCAACTCTTTCTGTAACTTCTAAAGATGAACCAGAATACCTTAAAGGGTGGGTGGATTCAAACTTGGTAGTTGCAGCCAATGAAGTTGCAGGCGGTGGCGGCCTTCCAACTTGGTGGACTAAGCTTAGCGACGAAGAGCAAGAATCCTATTTGGAAGAACATCCTAATTCCAAATATGCGGATGCAGCGAAATCTCATATTGAGCGACGTAAAGCTGCATCCGTAGTAGCTCCATTAACTCCAGAGCAAAAGTCAGAAGGTAATAGAGTAGTTAAGTTTCTAAAGACTAAAAAGCAGCATTTGGTTATAGCGGCTAAAGCTCATGCTCTAGAATGGAAACATGCGGGTGGTGCTGTTTCTAGACTAACTACTGGTAAGCCTTTAGAAGACCACCACAAGGAAGCATTAACTGCAGTCGGTACTGATTTAGCACGCCTTATTATGGCAACAGCTAGCGGTGGAAAGTCAGAAGTGGCTAAGCTTTTGGGTGAAGGACTGGCTGATCTATGTAAGGACACCTTTATTAAAGTAGCGTTGGGAACTGCAGTTGGACTCAATCCTTCTTCGCATAGAACAACTTCTGGCTACTTAATGTTAACGTCAAGAGAAAATAAAAACTCAATGGAATCCATTAGCAAAGAACAACTTGAAAGAATAACAGAAAAAACAATTCTTCTTGTCTTAGAAGAGTTAGAAAAGAAATTTAAGGAGGATACTCCTAAGGAAGTTAAGAAAGCTTTAGAAAAAACAACCAATAAGGCTTTAGTGGTTAAGGCTAAGATTGATATGAGCGAAGAAGTTGCAGGTGCTGGTCTTTGTCCTGAGTGCCGTAAGCCAATGGGGACAACACTGGTTGGAGGGCATGAAATGCTGGTTTGCTATACGGATAGAATTACGTTACCTAAACCAGACGGGTGTTAAGTTGGGAATTAAAAAAACAAAACCCAGTAGAGCTTTAGTTAAGGTTAGTAAACGAGAACCTAAAAAGTTAAGCAAAAAGCTATCTAAAGTTAGTGAAAAGTTATCTTCTATATTGGGGGATAGCTCGGAAAACATATTAGGTTTGCTTGAAGCTAACAATTCTGAGTCGGCATCAAACTTAATACTAACAAAACTGATGCAGTCTTTAGTTGATACAATCCCCTATGCTGAAAATAATGTAAGAAAAACTCGGGGTCAAAAGGGAGTTTATCAGTTAAATTCGTTAGTTCAATCCTTGCGAGAACTAATGATTGATATGCAAGCAGTGAGGGACAAGGGACTACTTGGTGAACGCCTAGTTGAAAAAATTATTAGACCAGCTTTTATGGACATAGGTAAAACTTTGGTTGAAGAAGATGATAGAATGTACCGAGAATTAAGAGACCAGTTTGATTCAGAAGCAGTAACAGCAATTCGTAAACTTCAAAAAGAGTCGATTGCAAGAATTGCTGAGTTTATGAACCGTCAATATAGTGAAGTTAAAGAAGGTACTATTGCCTTCATTCAAAACTAAGGCGTAAAATGAAGTTAACTCATTGGCTTAAAAGTTCAAAAATAGCAGAAGAAAAAGTTTCAGATAATTCTCCAATCTATGTATACCGAGAATTGCTTAATGTGGATCAATTGTCGGTGTGGGCTAAACAGCAAGGATTCTCTACTCTCTGTCAAAACTTGCACACTACAGTTGCTTGCTCTAAGACTCCAGTTTCTTGGAAAAGTATTAAGTTAGACAAAGACCAGGTATGGGTTACGTCTTCCATTGTTTCTCAATCTCTTAATTGTTCTCTAGTTATTTTAGACGACTTAGTATTAGAGGAAAGACAAAAGGAGTTTGCGAAACTTGGAGTAGAAGACTACGGGACTTCCATGACACTGTCCTTAGAGACAAAAGCACAAGGAGCAGTTCTTCCATTTGCCTTAAAATTTGGAGGAGAAAAAGTTCGCTCATATACTATTGTACCTGCAGAACACCTTAATGCTTTTACTGAATTAGTTGGAGTTAAGCCTAGATTAAGTCATTGGTTCAAAACTTTAACCCAAGAACAAAAAGATGAATACTTAAAAACCCATCCAAACTCGAAGCTTTCTGTTTGGAACTTGCACTCCAAAGATGCAAAGTAAACGGCTAGTAAGAGCAGAAGTTGCACCGTTTATTGTTAACCGGTTAAAGAAACAATTCACTAAAAAGAAAATGGCTGTTTTTAGTGAATTGGGATTAAACAAAAGGGGTAGATTACGGGCAGATATACTTGCGTTATCCATGTCCTCAATCATAACAATAGTGGAAGTAAAAAGTAGTGAAGCTGACTTTAAGGCGGATAATAAATGGGAACTCTACTTACCATTTTGTAACCGTTTTTACTTTGCTGTACCAGAAGGCCTTAAACTTAATGTACCCAAGGGAATTGGAATAATTGCGGTGAATACTACTGGGAAAATGAGAGTAATTCAAAAATGCAAGTTTCGCTCAATAAAGAGCGAAGAAGTCAAGCAAAACATCTTAGTTAGATGTGCATTTAGAAACTCAGATAACAACACGAGAAAAAATAAAGGCAATAGTTAATAGGAAAATACAATGTTCCTTTCAGCAAATACAGTATTCAAAAGTTCAGGTCAACCTGCCAAGTTAAATTCTAAAATAAATGCTTCTGTCTTTGCTCAGCCGTTTATGGGCAATCCTTACCAGTATTTTCTTACTGGTATTATAAACCAGCAGCCTGACATAGATGATACTTTGCAAACTATGCTGTTGCTACGGGATATTTATCAAAATGATAATATCGCTGGGTCTGCAGTTGATATGATATCGTCCTTTCCTTTTTCTGATTATGAATTGCGTGGATTAAAGGATAGTGAATTAGAGATTTTTAAGCAGTCATTAGCGCAGATTGATATAGTAGGGTTGTTAGCTAAAGTTAGCTTAGCCTATATGGTTGATGGATTTTACTGTGGAACCTTATTACTCTCTAAAGATCAAAAACTGGTTCAGGATATTATGACGCATGATGCTCTTCAATGCAACATACGGGCAAACATGCTTCAAGCTTCTGACCCAGTTATTCACGTTACAACAAACCAAGATATTCTTGCTTTTTTAAATGCAAATACGGAGTACTCAAAGGCCGTAACGGAAAGGTGGCCCTTAACTCTTAAAAATGCCTTGCTATCGGGTCAAATGATTCTTGACCCATTATCTACTGTGTATGTACCTAGGTCAGGCTTAACCAACAAACCCTTTCAGTCTTTTTTACAAAGAATTTTACCAATGTATTTATTGGAAAAAGCACTTTATAAAGGTACCTATACTGAAGCGGTAAGAAGACAAAGGTCTACTACGCATATTCAAATGGGAGATGATATTTGGACTCCAACTGATGCAGAACTAGCAGCAACTGTTAATTTGTTTATGGAGTCAGAAAGAGACCCGCTTGGTGGTTGGGTAGTTACACGGAATGGGGTTAACGTTTCTGAAATAAAGCCAGGTGGAGAATTTTGGAAATGGACGGAATTAAGTGACACTTTAACTCCCTACAAACTTCGAGCTTTAGGAATTTCAGAAGCCTTCCTATCTGGTGACGCTTCCTTTGCTTCGGCTGAAAGTGCATTTTCCGTTTTTCTCGAGACATGCAATTCGCATAGAATGGAAATGACTCGCAATGTAATTACAAATAAAATTTTTCCTCTAATAGCGTTAACTAATGATTTAGTTAAAGATGGCAAGCATTTGAACACCTCAAAGGTATCCGCAGTAGAGCTACTAACAGACGTACGGGTTAAAGGACAATTAAAAATACCAGAAATTCATTGGCATAAACAGTTAACCTCAAAATCAGAAGAGTCGTCTTTTGATATGCTAGAAAAGCTGAGCGAAAAAGGTGTACCAATAGCCATTAAAACTTGGGCGGCAGCTGCTGGGTATGATATAGACACCCTTATAAAAGATTCAATTGACAATCAAGAATATAAAGCTAGATTTGCAAAACTTGGAATTGGAAACAATAACGAAGAGGAGCCACTTTCGACAGAGGCTTCCTTGAAAAAAGTGGGAGTACTAAATAGAGATTGGAATGTAGAAGAGTCAAAAACTCCTAAGAATTTCGATGTGATGCTATCCTCCATTGCATCAAAAATGAACGGGGACCCTGAATATAGGGCTAAAGTAAGAAAATCAAATATGGAAAAGTTTGGATACTTCAAACTTAATTCAACCAATGTTTAGTGTAACTGCAAAGCCTTGTGAGTTTTGGGTTTACAAAGGAAAAACACCAATAGTAGTTTCCTCAATGGAAATCACTCAAGGAACAGTATTTGGACTACTTACCGAGGATTTCGGTAAGATGGTTTTTCCTTCAAATATGAACAAGGAGTATTTAGTTAGTGCTGACACAATTAAAAACCTTCTAAAAGGAAACACGAAAATGGCTAAGGGCAAGTTAACAGCTCATTACGTATCAACTGAAAAAGAAAGAGTGGAATCTCTAATTAAAGATGAGCAGTTTTACAAGTTTTGGATTTACACTGGTAAAAAGCCTATGAGTTTTAATTACCGTGGAACTAACTACAGACTAGAACCAGGTGACCAGTTTGGTGTTAGAGAGTCCGCAGATAAAAAGAAGATTCGTTTTATACTTGGAGAAGATGTAAATAGAGTATTTACCATTGAACATTCAGCTCTAGTTACACTTTCTAAAAACTCTAAACCGGCAAGAAGGGTTTAATAGCACAGTTAAAAGCAACAGGAGGAGTAATGTTTGACTCGATGAGTAACGAAGACGAAGATACTCGAGATTATCCAGTAGTTGCCTTTGGGTTTAAGGGGGATATTCCAATAGGAGCTATTTCTCAAGACATGCTTATACTTCATAATGAATATAAAAATATGAAGTGCGCGCAGGACGATGCCGTAGACCATCTTGCTTCCGCTACGGGCATTCCTATTGTTGATGAAAAACCAAACGTAATACTATTCTACAAAACAGAAAAGGGTCAAGAAATTCCTAAGTATGCGACTCCTTGCGAAGTAATTGTACGGGAATTAGTAACAGAAGACCCTCCTCAAGGGGTTGTACCTCCTGATATGAAAACTTTAAATCCAAATAGACATTCCTGGAGGTGGGGTCCTAACCTTACGGAAATGTACTTAAACAGAAAAGCTCCTACAGGAGCTCCAATAATTGACCCGAGGTTGTACCACTTGTATTAAGTTTAGGAGAACATTCATGGCCTTAAAAAGACCCACCATTAAAAATCTACAAACAACTAATAAACCGTTAGTCCATAGCGAAATTGTTAATCCTCTTAGAAAGAAAGAGGCTAAACTAGAAGCAGTTCCATTACCTCACCCAAAGAATACTAGCGAACCTTTGGCAATAGGTATAGGAATGCCTTCTAGGTTTTACTTCTATGAGTTTAAGGACTTATTCATTACACCCTTCAAAACCAAGCATTTAGCCAAACTTAACCATGTAAATGAAACTGGTGATTTACGGTCATTGTGTGAGACAATTTCTTCAATTTTGTCTACATCCTCTGGAGAGCAAAATTTAGGCTTTAAGCTAAACCTTGGAGACTTTGCGTATGTTCTTCATAGACAGTATCAAGATCATTTTAAGGGAACCCCATTAACTGTAACTGCATATTGTGAAAATGAAGATCATATTGCAGAAGTAGAAGCTTTACGCAAACCTAAGGATTCTTTGGTAAACAAAGTTACTTACGCTTCATCTGCTATTAAAATCGTTGAGTTGCTAGAAGCACCACCTCCCCTCTTAATAAAGGGGAACCGGGTTAGACCACCGACTCTATCAGATATGCTTTGGATGTCTGATGACCCAACGTTACTCACTAATAATGAATTTTTGTACTTGGTAGGAATTGCAAGCTACCTTGAAGTTTTAAGCCCGGGAAGTAAAGAAGAAATCCCAATTATGGATAAGGTTAAGTACGTAGAAGAAACACTGGAAGATGTGGACGTATACGCTATTGACGCTTACCGGGAAAATGCTCCAAAATTTGGAGTTGAAGAATCTGTCAAAACTAACTGTGTAGGGTGCGGCGCATCAATGGAGATTAACTTTTCCATTGATGCGTCCACGTTTTTGTAAGAGGTTTATTCCACCGTTTCCTTTAGAATCAAGATTACAAGCAAAGCAGGCAATAATGACATATTACCAATGGTCAGAAGAAATGCCTCTACAAGAAATGTATTTTCACCTTACTACTATTTCAAAAATTCGGGAAACAAAGAGAAAGGCTTTAGCTGAAGGTAATGTTTTCATTGAGTGATATTCCATTCATTGAGTGATATTCATTGAGTAATTGAGTAAACTATCAAAGGAAAAATGAAAGTAAAAAAGAGAGTTGGCGTTAAATCTAAATTTACTACAAGTAATGCTTTAGTAAGAGCAAAGCAGAAGCAAGCTATGGCAAAATTTGATGCTATAGAGAGCACTGCTCAACTTAAAGTTCTAAACTCCAGCCTGCTCAATGCAGGCATTGCTACACCTTCGATTGCTATTTCTGAGGCCAACTTAAGAGCGCAAATCGCAGTAAAACGAAAAGTCATAACAAATAAAAGCATTTTAGAGAACAAGAAGGCTAAGATTGAGTCCATTGAGCATGCAAAAGAGCAGGAAAAGGTAGCTAAAAATGAGACTTTAAGGCTCAAGCAAAATTCTGTGAATAGTCTAAAGGACAGGCTTATTCAACAGAAAGAAAAAGAAGTAGAGAGCCTTGAGTCTAATCTTTTACTACCAAAGTTTTCGGAATTTGTCGAGGAAACTCAAGAGAACGCTAAAGTCGCAAGTGCCTTAGTAGCTTCAAAAAATGTCCATTCAGAAATACACGATACTAAACTCAAAATAAAGAGAAAGAAAAAAGAGGGAGTTGAAGCAAGGGAGCGAGCTGCTGGCACTGCAATGGTAGTGGCTACTCCTTTAAGTACAGATACTTTCGGTGAATTTCTATTAAAGAAAAAGAGAGAAGGAATTTCAAGCCAAATAGCTGATATTCTAAATAAGGCTAAGGATAGAATTCTTACTAAAAAAGAAGCAGAAAAAGTAGAAGAACTATCTGAAAACGTAGAATTATCAGACTCTATGGAAAAGGCAGTGATGTCTGCCTTAAGAAAGTTCCATAAAAAACAAAAGCATAAAGTAGAAGGAGCGGGTAAAGCAGGAGTTGATTATGCCGCTAATTTAATTACACGTAAAGTCAAGAGTGTAGCAGGTACTGTTGCCAACATTGCGGGAACTATGGTTCCTGTTGGTAAAGTTTTCGATGCTTGGCAGTTTGCCCATAACAAAGTAGGCGATTTTTCAAGCACAAAATACGGTAAATTTATTGATAAGCGGCTTTCGAACCCAAATAGAAGCGACATAAGTAGAGCAGCTTGGCACTCCATAGATAATGCACTTAGAACCTTTGGAAACACTGTTAAAACTTTACCAACTACCATAAAAAATGCGTTAATGAATTTGCCTTCACTGCTATTTAAGGGAATAGCTAAAACTCTTGGAGGTATGTTCAAAGGTATTACTAAACTTGGAAGTTTTGCATTTTCAAAAATACGGGGAGCTCTATCGTTTCTTGGAAGTAGCTCAGGTTTGCAAGATTTAGCAGCAATGGCTCTACTTTGGCCTACATTTATTAGCCCGTTAATCTCCACCATTAAAAAGCAATTAGAAGATACTTATGGGGAACATTGGATAAGTGATTTTCTAAGTAAAACTTGGTATTCTGGTATGGACTTTCTTGTTGATAAAGTTCGAGATGCTTTTGGCCTAAGTTCCTTAGCGGATGCCAAGAAAAATGACCTAAACGATCTGTACGAAAGAGTTTCTACTAAGCCTCTAAGAAAAGGAGCTGGTGGAACTGTAGACATGCAAAATGCAGTTAGGGATTATGAAGAATATTCTGGAGAAAAAGCTGCAGGCAACACTCTCAAAGAAAAGTACAACTATATTTTAGAAAAAGCCAAGCAGAGTACTTGGAAACCAGGTAAAGCTGGTGGAGTGGAAGAACCTTTAAGAAACCCACTTGGTTACACGGACACCGTTCCTTCAACTGACTTAGACTCTACTCTACCTACTTCTTTAACAGGGGATGTTACTAAAGGCCCGTTAAACCCATCCTCCTTCTTTTCAGATTTATTCTCAAAGGGTACAGTAAAAGGTGGAGGTAAGGGGCTAATTGGAAACTCAAAATATCCTGTACTAAATGTCTCACCCCCGGGAACTGCCCCTGTTCCTTTAGTAAAGACTGCACCAGAAAGTTTACAACCCTCTACTCCAGGGTCCGTACCTGTATCCTCTTATACTTCGTCTACTCCTCCATCTCTAAACGTTTACCCAAGTGGAGTGGCTACAGTACCAGTTAATAAAGTAATGGCTCAACCAATGAGTGGAGCAGGAGGAGTTGGGGCTACGGGAGATATGAATAGCATGAACCCGGAACTGATGACGTCTCCGATTGCTCCTTTAGAAAAGCAGCAGTATTCAGCAAAGCCTTTAACTGCAGGAGGAATTAAAACTTTTGACTGTAGTCCAGAATACCACATGCTAAATGCCTGCTTAATTGGTCAACATCTATGATATCTAAAGAGTTAATTGAAAAGGGAACAAAAACAGCGGAATACACAGTTAATTCCCTCGTTACCTTTGGATTCATTCAAGAATGCAAAGACGTGTTAACTGGAAAAAAGCCAAATGTACTTAATTATTCTAATCTTATTACCTCAACAGTAACCAAGTATAAAAGGTTTATTGAGAATTCCAAAGAGGTAGAAACTTCAGTATTTAAGGAAATGTCAAAAGCTGTAAAAACCGTTCTTACTAACCTATTTGGAAATATGATAACTAGAATATGGTCTTTTATTCGAGACGTTATATTTGATGTGGGGTCAGTTTTTGTAACGAGTTTTTTTAAAATATCAAGGTTTTTAGTAGAAACTGCAATAAAAGTAAGCAGACATTTGCTGGTACTTTTAGTAGAGAACCCTATAGCAGCTGGAGCATTAGCCGCAGCTTTGGGAGTTGCCTACCTTCTGTATAAAAAACCTTGGAGAATGAAAAAAGAAGAAACTGTTGAAGCGCAACAGCCCGTAGAAAGTGAAATAAAAAACTGGGAACAGGCAGCAAAACCTACAACGAAAGAAGGAACCAAAAAATTTGGTATTGAGTATGAAGAAGCTCATAAATCTTGGAAAGAATCTTTAGAAACTAAAGGTCAACAAGAAAGAGACATAGTATGGGCAGCTAAAGTAGTTGGAGTGGATAAAGGTTTGCTTTTAAGAATAGCAAAAGCAGAATCATTGGGAACAACTGGAACTAACGCTAAAAACCCATTATCATCTGCGCGTGGCTTATTCCAATTTTTAACTTCTGACTTTACTGATAAAGATGGAAAATACCACGAATCTACATGGACTACAGTAGTTAAAAAATACGGTAAAGACTTTAAGAAGTATGGGGGCTATGAGATAACTATGGAGAATCAAAATCCATACGATCCCAAACAGTCGTCTTTTCTTGCTGCTCACTTATTAAAAGAATGCAAAGAAAAATACCCATCATTAAAAAGCTCAACTGATTTTTATATGGTTTGGTTTTTAGGCCCTAGAGCAGAGCAATTCTTAAAACTGTTCCGTAAAAATCCAAATACTCCAAACGAAAGCTTTTTTAAGCCCCTTGAATTTGAGCAGAATCCTAGCATAATAAAGTATAAAGAAACATTGTGGCATGTCTACCACAAAATGCTCTTAAAGGTATCCGATGCCAAAGATACTCAATACGATAGGCAGGACTACGCTGAGGTAGAAGCACCCCTAGTTGTAACTCCAAAACCAGTAGCCTTAGTTACTACTCCAGCAGTAGCGCAAAATGAAAAAGTTGTTGCTTTTAATAGCAAAGAAACAACAAAGAAACAGTACTCATCACCTCCATCTGGTTCTGCTTCAATTTCACAGCCAGAAGTGTACCGAACTCAATTTGGCTTGTACTCCACCGGCTAAAAGGATTGAAAAACCATGCCATTATCATTGCCTAGCATAAATGTAGCAAATGGGTTACAAGGTTTAGTAGGAAATCAACCTTTGTCCGCTACAAGTCTTTTGCCGAATCTATCTATTCCCCCTATCGGTGGAGTATCTTCGTTGTCAGCTGCGCTTCCAGGGTCTGCTGGAGCTCAATCGTTATCAAGTGTAGGAGGTGGGCTTTTAGAATCTCAATCTTCTGGACGAGTATACGGTACTACGGATGAGGATTTAGCTAAGAATCCTAACTACTCCATTACTTTTATTCAGTACGATGATGCAGGAAATCCAGCAATAACTGTAAAGGCGTTTGCTCCAACCTCTTTTCAAGCCTCTTTTGATTCTCAATTTCAAGCCCCTTTTGCTGGGGGATTACTTGGTGGTGGCTTTCTTGGAAATTTGGCTGCAGCGTTGACTGGAACGAGGTTAACAGCACAGGCTTTAACCATGCAGGTATGGCAAGGAGGAGCAGACCACCAATTTACGGTAGATTTGGACCTTACTGCCTGGAGTAATTCTGATGATGTACGTGGGCCTTTAGCTGGGTTAATAGAGATGGGAGTTGCAGGAGTAGACAACGGATTGTTTGTTGCTCCTGGCCCGAGATTAGATCCCGAAGAAACAGGTAAAATACTTGCTGGGCTTTTTACACAAACTGCGTCTGTAGCTTCTCAAGTTATATCAGCAAGCAACCCTCCTACGAGTTCTTCTCAGGCAAATACCTCTGGAAGTTCCGTAAATGCCATAGCTTCCGCCGCAAATGATCAAGCTACAGTAGCGGGTAATTCTCAATCCATAGCATCCGCATTAACAAATAACGGAGCAGTTGCGCAAGAGAAAAAGATAATAGGGCAGTCAAGTACGGATTTAATGAAGAAAGCGGTTAAAAAGAAAATATCTGTGCAGATAGGACAGTGGTTTACATTACCAAATATAGTTATTACGAATTTAACTCCAGTTTTTGCTTCAAACATTCTTGATAGCAATGGATTTCCAATTAAAACCTCAGTACAGGTTACCTTTATTCCCTTTTTTCAGTTATCCAAGGAAGACGTTCTAAATATGTTCGTAAATACCAACTCAAGTCCTGGGGTTGGGGTTGCAAATACTGCAGCCACACTTTCATTAGCGACTGGGCTAACTGGTGGAGTAAAGGGTATAATTCCGACTTCTACAGTTAGTAGCGGATTGTCTTTGCTTGGTTAGGGGCTAAATAATAATGAAGACTTTATCACAAACAACAAAGGTAGTTAAAGACAATGATGGTACAATTCAACCTGACTTGTTAAACTCCTTGTATGTAAACATGCAATATGAGGTAGTAATTCAAGAAATTTTGCAAGTTACAAGTGCTCACGAAGCTAATTTACCTGGCTTAGCTTATTCCTATTACGGCGATGTGGATATGTGGCGTGCAATTTTAGTAGTTAATGGACTAATTGACCCAATATCGGACGTAGTTGCAGGAATGTATTTAGTTATGCCAACCCGCGATTCTGTATCAAAATACTTAACTGCAAATAATGCAACGACTTCAATAGCAAAAATAACAATCTAAATAAGGTACTACTCAATGGCGTTTACTGTTGGGCCAACTTGCCGCATAGAACAGATTCTAATAGAAAAGAATAAATTACCGGATACTTTTGGCATTACTTACCTACATATTGTATCCTCAGCGGAGGTGTCTCTGCCTACCTGTACTCTGTCCTTCATAGACCCAATAGGGTTTATGGAAAAAATAGGAATAGGGGATGGAACTATAGTTTCTATTACAATAACCACTTCAGTTACAAAAACGTATGAATTTAGAGTTTGCAAAGTGCCTTTAAGACTGCAAGCTGGTCTTGGGTATACTTATACTTTAGAAATGTACTTAAATTACCCGCTATATTTGGCTCAAACAGATGAAAACTCTCAAACTGGCCCATCATCTGCCGCCATGACCTACATAGCCAATTCGGTAGGGTTAAATGGTTCTCAAAATAACATAGTAACTACAGCGGATTCTATGGTGTGGTCTCCAGGAGGAAGAGTTTATTCAGTATGGGCTAGATCTATAGCCTTAAGAGGGTACAAAAGTTCTACTTCTTTAATGGTGGTTGCAGTTTCAGAAGATGGCGATTTACTCTACAAAGATATATCCTTAGCAAAAATTGCGGTGAACGTCTCTACAATCTTAACTCCAGGATTTGTATTTTGCCAAGAGTTTAAGCCAACAATAACTCCTGGTGTAAGCAATTTAACTCTTAATTATGACCACACAAGGTACGCTCAAGATCTAACGCCAATCGCCTACGATAGCATAGATGTTTTTCCTCATAATAATTCCATACTTTTATCCTCAACTGTAGATTCTATTATAACAAATGGAGGTTGCAGTTTTGGTCCTGTATTGTTTGGAACAACGCACGAGAACTATGACAACGCAGTAGCACAAAATGTTAGAGCGGATGCGACCTATTCAGTACAGGGAGAATTTTTATTTCCAACATCTAGCGGGTTATCTCTGCTAGACGCTTTTACTTTTGAGTTAAAAACACAGGCGCTAGATAGTCAACAAAATAATTCAGAGTTAAAGATAGATTTTTCTGGTAAATGGATAGTTAAAACCAAAATGATCCATATTGAGGGTCCACACTTTGCTGAAAAAATAATTGCTGTCAAACAAACACTATCCAATTAGCCATCAGAACAATTTTAACAAAACAATTTTAGGTTGAGCCATGATTTTTTCAAATCAGCATCAATTATCCTTATTTCCAAACGAATCTCAAAGATACATAGGAATAGTTACTTCCATTACTGACCCTAAAAATTTAGGAAGAGTTCAGATAAAATGTCCAGGAGTTTACCCAAAAGGTTCAGATTGGATAGGGATTCAAAGGGATTGCATTGTTGGAGCTTCCCCTTCAAACGCTACGTCTTATGGAACTTTTGGAGTTCCGCCAGTTGGTGCGGAAGTAATCTTTGAATTACAAAATAATGACCCTAATTCTGCTATTATAGTGGGTACAAGGCAAACTGCTGCTTTACCAAATGGCTGGAGTACAACTGCATGGGGTTGGTTAGATATAGATGGAAATTACATACAAGTAGATAAAAAGACATTTAAGCTATTTGTTGCAGCCTCTGGAACTTACCTTGCAGTAGATTCTTCTGGAAACATAACAATTTATACTCCTGGAACCATAACTACTAATTGCACAACTGCAACAGTTAACGCATCATCTGGAGTCAATATAAATACTCCAACAGCTACGTTCAGTACTAATGTAGTTGTAAACGGCACTTTAACAGTATAAAACAACAGTATAAGAAAACAACAACCCATGAGTAACAGTCCATGAGTAA